ATAGTAGTCTGCAACAGTGTATCCATAGATTACACATACAAGAAAAAAGAAAGGGTTTTACAGATGAAGAAATATTAGATAAAGATTTACAGTTATCAGTTTCTATGTTTTGTAAGAGAGAGGATGAATTAGCAGAAGAGTTGAAAAAAATAGGTAGTGTTAACAAGGTTTGGCAGAGCTATAACTTCATGGGATTCGTAGTTAAAAGATGAATTGTTGGCATTGCAACACAAAATTAATATGGGGTGGGGACCACGATATTGATGAGGAAGATGAACAATATAGTATTGTAAGCAATTTAAGTTGTCCTAAATGTGACAGTTTTGTAGAGGTATATTTGCCTAAGGAGATAAAAGAATGAAATATGAAAAAGCGATAAATATTTTCGAAAAGCATAACAAAAAAAAGGGAGTATTGTGCCCTGTTGTCGATGAAAAAAAGTGTACGACCATGATTGATGGTACGATTATTTTGAGAGATGCTCAGGGAATATTCTTGGGTGCTAGTTATAAAAACGAATTATTGTGTGGATAATTAGAAAATGACTTACCCTACACTGTGCCTTACCCTGTCAAAAATTCCTTTGTTTATCAGGCTATTAGCTATAGGTAGTGTAAGTGTATATAAGAAGAAGAGAATAAATAGTTATACGAGTATAAACGCATTTATATACCATACAAAAAAGGTATTATTAGAACAGCCTACCCTTACACCCTCTACCCTGTTTATAATATTGATATGAATAACACTGTAGAATTTATTTTGTTTATGGTTTTCTTTGCTGTATTCGGAGTGGCACTTGCAATTTGGTTCGATAGAGATAATGAGTAAGGGAGACAAAAGAAGACCACAAAGTATATCTGATGCAGATATGAATGAAAAATGGCAGATGATATTTAACAGTCCATTTAAAAAACACTGGAAGAAAACAAAAAAGAGAGTAGTGGAGCATGGTAGGCAGACCAAAAAAACCTAGAGACAAGATAGTCAAAACACCAAGTCAGTTCGAGAAGAACGAAGAGTTTGGTTTGACAGAAATGCAAACCAGTTTTGTTTGGCATTATACAGAAGGAGCATGTGGACAAACTGAGGCAGCAAGAAAAGCTGGTTACGAGTTTCCAAGTGTATCTGCTAACAAGCTATTGAATGGTAAAGACTATCCCAATGTAGTCAGAGCCATCAAACTAAAACAAGAAGAACTTGCAGAGAAGTATGCCATCACTCCACAAAAAACAGGTACGATGTTGTGGAAAATTATGGAGACTGCATACGAGAATGGTCAGTTCAATGCAGCTGTATCTGCTATCAAAGAGTTGAACCAACTCGGTGGTTTATCTATTAACAGGTCACAGAATATTAATATCAATGCCAATCTTGAGAAGATGAGTAAAGAACAAATCCGTGAAAGATTAGGAAAGTTGTTCGGTACAGATTCACAAACTTATGACGATAAGGATGTGTAGAAAAAAAACTTGCATCGGGCCTTTTCTCCAAAACTACTGAAAAAAATTTGAAAAAAATATAAAATCCTCTGAAAGCCTTATAAACAAAGGGCTACAGCCGATTAGAAATAGTCTTTCTTCGTCCTAGCAAAATTATCCTTGTGTGTACAACAGTAACTACAAATAGATTGGAGTCCCTAGAGGCCCTTTTTTTCTGTGCATTGTTGTTTATTTTTTGACCACACACCCATATTATTGACTTTGCGTTTGCAGTGCACATGCAACTAAGTTCGTCACACTGAATCACCAAAAAATATGATTCCTATGGATTGTAATTTTTTACAGAATAATACAAAATGGCACAATGACTACAGAACTACCGAAACATGGTGTTACTGGTTTAGCCTTGAAACAGGAAGATGTGGATTTGTTCATGGACTACATCATCGACAAGGAACCCCAACAAGCAAAAGTTTTTACTGGTGGTTCCGAGAAAGTAGAAAAGGATACACGAGATGCTGAGATATATCCCATCGAGTACAATGCCAAAAGACTGTATGCGATTCTAAGTAAAATTGCTAAAACCGTGAATCAATATTTTGGTTACGACATAGACGGAATCGAAAAAGCACAAGTCATCAGATACAAGTCACCTAGTCGTGGTTACGAATATCATATCGACATAGGACCCGAAGGGACTCCTGCCACTAGAAAAATATCTATGAGTCTTTTACTTAACGAAAGATACGAGGGTGGTGAGATATGTTTCCGTACAGGTGAAAGTGCTAGTTGCACAAAACCTAAAGTTGGTGAGGTGGTTGCGTTCAGTTCTTTCTTACCACACAAAGTCAAACCGATTACCAAAGGCGAAAGATATGTGCTTGTTGCTTGGTTTACTGGCCCACCTTTTCGCTAGTATAATCTTTTAATGATGCAAGATTTACAAACTCGTGATGATATTGATATTTTCGAACCTATCGAGCCAAAACCAAATACAGAATTATTTAAGATAGCAAAAATTATCAAAGATTTGGAAGAGAGACTTGACTTAAACCCAAGTGAAAATCTTGCTGAAAATATAGACAGAGCTATAAAATCTTTAGCCTTAGAAGAATTAAACAAAAGACAAAACTTCCTAAGAATAAGAAAAAATCCTGAATTGCTCAATAAAAGTTCATACATTTTAGAGAAAGATTTACCCATAAAAGATACACCCTTAGATATATTTGATGTAGCAACTTTGTTTGCCAAACAACAATCCGTACCTGTTTTGGGTGAGACTCCAGCAGTCGGTCTACGAGTAGAAAAAAAATTCCAAGAAGGCGGTGAGGTTAGTCCTGACTTAGGTACCATAGAGCCACTGTCACCACTTGAAGAACAAAAAATATTTAATCCGACCATATATCAAAGAGCCATAAACTATTTGACAACTCAGGGTTTTACACCCGAACAAGAACAAGCTAGACAACTGGCTCGAGGCATAGCCTCGGTATTGCCCGGACTATCTACGGACATCGCTATAGCCGAAAGAGACAGGTTAGGTCAAGGTTTAAGTTTGCTAGATTTAATTCCTGTGGCTGGACCAATCGCCAAAACTGCAACCAAAAAAGGTATTGAGGGAGTACAAGCAATAGTTGAAACACCAAAAAAAGTGAAAAGCTCAGACAAAATTACTGATTTGAAAGCACAAGGTTTCAATGTTGACGAGCCTGTATATCATGGCACCTTTGCAGATTTTGACAAATTTGACGAAAAATTTATTGGAAATAGAGATGAAGGATTTTTTGGTAGAGGATTTTATTTCGCCAAGGAACCCGGAGAGGCTAGATACTATGGCCCAATCGTTAAAAAATATTTCACTAGAGGCAAATTTTTAGATTTGTCTCAAAACAAGACAAACTCTGATTTTGAACTTTTGGATAAAAAATATTTTAAATTTTGGGCTAAAGAGTTAGACAAAATAGATATGTTGGACGAACCTACGAAAAAAGGTTTGAAAACTATTAACAAAATAGATGATTATGTGGACAAGAATCTTAAATTTATTCAATCAAGTGACAATAGAGGTAATGAAGGTATTTCCGCTTATATCAAACATCCTACGAAGGGAGAGGATACCCTAAATCACATATATTCAGGGTTCGGCTTGGCAGACAAGGCGACAGCAGTAAAAAGTCTTAAAGATGAAATCATAAGAAGTACTAGATTCGATTCTGAACTTAGAAAATTATTCCCTGATACAGAAAATATTTTATACAGCCTGTCTGACTATATAAGAGTCGGTGGCAAAGGAGCCGCTGAATTTACTGAAAAAGCGAAAAAGTTTGGTTATGATGGAATAAAAGTAGGTGATGAAACTTTAGTTTTTGATTCAAAAAATATAGCTAGTGCAGACACCACAGTGGATGTTGCTAAAAAAAATATTAAATTTCCCAAAGGAGCCGAAGAATAATGAACCTTGATGAAATCAATATATTTGCCGAGGAAGATAAAAAAAACCGCTAGTAGAAAAATCTAAAAGCGGTTTATTATTCTCTATGTAGTTTTATTTAAAAACTTGGGTCTACCCATTTTTTTCTAAATCCTACATAAATTAGACCACCAGTACCCTTAGCTTTGTTCAGTCTGCCTGTGTCGTCATTTAGATTCGACTCTTTGAATACTTTGAAATCAGCATCACCATATTGGTTAGTAATCTCATCTTTTTCTTGAAAGTAGAACTCTCTACCCTCAGGGACATCTGTGTAGATGTAAGATTGATTTTTGTAGTAATCGTAATTCTTAGTAGGTGTTGCTTTGCACTCCCTAAGAGTTACTTTCCTTTTGCCAGCCTCACCTTCAACTTTGGTTATAGTGAGTGGAATCTTATCGGTATAAGGTGTATAAGTTGCACCTTGCCCAACGAATATTTCAGGCTTGGGTTTAACTTCCCTTTTTGCCTGTCTGATTTTATCTATTATATTTGTCATCCTTCTTTCCTCCAAAGTAAACATAATTGTTTACATTTATATATTAAACTAGAATACTATGATTTGCAAACTTTTATTATCTTTAATATTTATTTGCAATGTAGGGCATTTTTTTGTATATTATAGATATGAGGGAAACAATGATTAAGAAAATTGAGAGAGTTTTTGTTGACATGGATGGAGTCCTAGCGGACTTCATCACAGGTATTGAATCAGCTGACTTTCTCGACAAACCTTTAGTAACAGAACAAGATTACGACAATAATAAAGTCTCTTTTATTAACAAAAGATTATTTCGAAACCTGCCACCCATGGAGGGCATGCTTGATTTGATAGATTTCATCAAGCAGCACAACTTGCCTTGGGAGATTTTATCTGCGGCAGGTTTGACAGAGAACAGAAACCTCGCAGTCTATGACAAAACTGCTTGGATTAGAGAACATGTTTGCCCTTATGTGGCTGTGACTTGCACCGCTAATGGCAAAAAAAAGGCAATCTTCGCTAAGCCCAATAGAGTTCTAATCGATGACAGATTAGACAACATTGAGGCTTGGGAGAAAGCAGGTGGTATCGGCATACTGCACAAAAGTGTTGCTGAGACTATCGAAACTTTAACTTCACTTATAAGGAGTGATTGATGGAAAATATAAAATTTAGCGATTTAGCAACCGAAGTAGATGGTGTTAGATTTGCCCTCGTATATGGCAACAGTCTAGGCTTGACTGGTACTGTTGTTGTGAAAGATAACACACAGGGATATTATCCTTTGGTGGATGATGATGGAGCAGTGCTCTCTTTAACTAGAGAAGAGGTAGATGCTTGGAACGAAAATGCTGGTCTTAGCAAAATGAATGTCGTTACTATGACATTGAACAGCATGAATATGAGAAAACCTCAGGAGGTCTAAAGATGCAGGTAAAAAATTTCGAAAAAATTAAAAAGGGTACTAAGCTGATTACTAATCAATTAGGTACACCTACTCGTGCTACTGCTATGGAAAGCATTAAGCAAGGCAGAGGATTTAAAGATGTCTTGTTAGTAGATGTCAAAGGTTCTGATATAGGACTTTTTGATGAAATAGGAAGTATTTATGTCTCGGACATATTAGAAGTTGTGGAGGCCTAACATGAGTGCATTTTTAGTAAATTCAAAACATATATCTGAAATAGTTAAGTATGCTGAGAACAATAAGTTCAACCACGCATACAACTGTTTCACTAAAGAAAAAATTGACTGTGACCCTAAGAACATGGTCAAACTTTTGGCTCAAGCTAACATCGATAGCTTGGTCGCAAGATATAACTATAACCCAAGTGACTTTGCTAGCCATGTGGATGAGTGTTTAGATAGCTTTTCAACTCTTGGTAGAGCTGATTTGGGTAGTGACGATATTTACAACATGCTTACTTGCTGGAACTACCAAGCCTGCGAGGTCGACAACTGGTATGAGACTGATGCTTACTGGTTAGGTGTTAATCTTAAGGCCTTAGCCGCTAGAGAGATGGCAAAGAAGGCTAATGTTCAATGGGAATACAACAAGGAACAAGTTGAGGCCTAAATGACCGACCTCAAAAACGAAGTTGTCAAGAAATTTCTTGAGCAGATTCAAAAAGAGATAGAGCAGAGAGAAGACTCTCTGCCCTATGTCTTAAATCCACAGGAGCGAGAAAAAATCCTACAAGAAATAGAAGAACTTGGTTTGATGTCTGACCAAGCTAATGAGAGAGCCGAAGAGATTATTGCCCAGTACGAAAGTAAACAACCAAAAAGCAAAGATGGATAAAAGTTTGCAAAGCACAACATATTTTTATACAATGGAAACAAATGGAGTTACAACCACATAAATATTACAAAAAGAGAATAGCTGAACTAGAACAAAAGATGGCAGTAGCTCTCGACAAGATGGAGCTGGTGCAAAAAGAATTGTTTTTAGTCAAAGCTGAATACGAACAATGGAAGGAGCAACAGAAATGAAAAAGAAAAAATATCCAGTACACGAAGGTTATGTCGACATCAACAAATTAAAATTAGTAAACATAAAAAAGTTTTTGCAAGAGATTAAAAAAAAGGAGAGGAGAGCAAATGGCTAGAGAAGTTTTTATAGAAAAAATGAAAGAAATAATGACACCTAAAGATTACCGTTCTTGGAGATTTGGGCAACTACATCCAAAAGACCTTGAAAAATATATTAACAAAGTTCATAAAAAAAGAGAGGAGAGCAAATGAGTAGAGAGCTGCTAGAAAAAGAATTAAACCGAGCATATTCGGAACAACACAGAGCTGAGAGCCTGTTTAGAAATGATGGTCCCTATGTTGGTAACAAAACTTACGACAAACTTTGGCAAAATGTTCAAGATGCAAACAATAAGGTTTACGAGTTATCAAGAAAAATAAGGTTAATGGATGGTAAGTCTAGGTAACTCCATTGGCGGGCATGTGGTTGTCCGAAATAGCTTGCTTTTTTTAGATGTTTTTTCCTAAGCAAGAAATGAAAGTGCAATATCTCTACCTAGACTCTTTCATCATAGAAGGGATGTTGCACAACCACATTGAGTTATGAAAAACGGTAATAAAAAATTAAAAATTATAGAGTGGAGTTTGGTCCTAGTCATTTTGTTGAGCTTGATATTTTACAAATACATGGCTTGGGGTTGCATAATTTTATGTGGAGATTGGTACGATGATACAACCTAAAAAACAGATTAATAATATTTACGGCTACATCAGGGTGTCTTCTGAACAACAGGTCAAGCACGGTAGCTCTCTCGAGCAACAAGAAGAATCTATCCGAGCTTTTGTCAAACAAAAATACAACCGTGAGGTCGATAAAATATTTTCTGATGCAGGGACCAGTGGTATGAAACCTATTATGGAAAGACAAGGCTCACGAGAACTGACCGACACTATGGATGCCAACGATGTTGTTGTGTGTACCAAATTAGATAGATTATCAAGAGGCACTTCCGAAATGCTAAGTTTAATACCCAAGTTTGAGGAGGCTGGTATCACCTTATATTTTTGCGACATGTTTGGTGATGTGCCAGTCGCCTTGCCAAAAGATAAAACCAAAACTGGTTTGAACATGAAACTAGACATGGTTAGATGGTCAAATCAAATGTTAGTTACTTTACTTGCTATGGTTGCTGAGTACGAAAGGGAACAAATCATGGAAAGGTTATATGGTGGTAAAATAGCTTATGCAGAAAGAGGCTACTCTGTTGGTGGCCATACACCTTTTGGTTATCGTAAAGTCCAAGAGGGCAAACACACAAAGTTAGAACCTATACCAAATGAACAAGAAGTCTTGAAAGCTATCTACAAGTTAGCAGGTCGAGGCAAAGGTGCCAAGGCTATATCAAAACAAATCGAAAGCTCATTTCCTGAGTATCCACAGTTCCCTTATCACAAGGTGCAAAGGATTTTGAATAGAAAGTTTCAAGGTTTATTAGACGAAGAAGATAGAAAGCACAACACCTACCACTAACTAGAAAAAAAACATATTTTCGTTCATAATCTTCTAATGAACTTAGATGATGTTGACATCTTTCAATCAGGCGGTTTAGTCGAGAGTATAAAAAAGCTACAAGCAGGTGGCGAAGTTAGTCCCGATGCACTGGATAGGTTCGTTTCTAGTTATGAAGAAAATGTACCTTTAGCAGGACAAATAGGACTAGGCTTGACACCAGCAGGAGTCGCTATCGATGTAGCAGAAGTCGGCAAATATGGCCGTGATGCTCTGCGAGATTTTAGTGAGGGCAGAGTCGGTGGTGGTTTAGGTAACCTCGGTATAGCGGGTTTATCAGCACTAGGACTTGTGCCTATAGTAGGTGACTTAGCCAAGGCTGGCGGAAAATCTGTAATTAAAAGACAGTTTTTGATACAAACACCTGAGGGACGCATGGTGCTGAAACAATCACCTGAGGGTCGAAAAAAATTAGGCGATGTTGCATCACGAGAACTAGGAGAAATATTTAGAAGAAATATTAGTATGGCAGAAAAAGTACAGGCTTTAAAAAATCATCCTTTGTTACGAGATGATATAGCAAAAGCATTTATGGTAACATCTACCTCGCAGTTAGCTGGTTTTGGCACTAAACAATTTAAAAACAACAGAGAGTTTGTCTTCGCTACTCCTAAAGGTTCTAAAGTAGTTATAGGTTACGATAATGCAGTAGACGGCTTATACATAAAAGGCAGAAAACAAGCCTACGATGAAACTGGTGAAATAGCTCCCAAAGGTGTTGTTCGAGGCACAAAAGATAAATTTAAAAAGGACGGAAAAGTTGCTGTCATAACAATGGGCTTGCCGGGAGTTGGCAAAAGTACCTTAGCAAATCCAGTCGCAAAAAAACTCGATGCTACCATGATTGATGCGGATGAGGCTAAAAAAACTCTGAAAGAGTTTCAAGGTGGAGTTGGTGCAAATGCCGTTCATAAAGAATCGCAGATAATAGCAGAAGAAGTTAGAGATGTAGCTATGAAACGAGGTGACAATTTAGTGCTTGGCAAGGTTGGTGCTAAATTCGACAGTATAAAAAACTTAGCCAATGATTTAGATAAAAACGGCTACCGTGTAATTATCACACATGTCAAGGCACCTATTGACCAAATAGTCGAACAACAAATAGGCAGACAATTCCGCACAGGCAGATTAGTAAATCCTGATTTATTTGCAGACTACACTAGAAAGGGTTTAGGTGGTGCAGATTTAGACTTAACAGAAATAATATTTAATCAACTAAAAAAGGAGGGCATATATGAAACCGCTCAATACTCGCAACAAAGAGGGCTTAAGCAGTCTGAAAGAATTGTTGACGATGCCGCAGGAATCCTCGAAGACTTATAAATTCGACCCTGATGCTATAGATGACGAAGTGCTACAGGCTCATGTGGCAAAACCTGATAGGTTCGCAAAAGCAGAAGAATCTGTTAACAGGTTAGAACAAATGTCAGATGACGAACTTTATGATTTAGCCTGATGACAGATAAAGAAAAGATAATACAAGTTATAAATAATATTGATAATATGTTATCACTAGATTTTATGACTGTGCCTGTGCGTGCAGAACTTAACAATATAAAATCATTATTAGAAGAGGTTAGAGACAATCTATGAGTGTCGGTTGGGGACGAGGCACATGGGGTTCAGGAACTTGGAACGGTGAATCTGTATCTGTTTCTGTTGGTACTCTCGCCATCACCTCGGGTCTAGGTTCGACTACGCAAGTTGCCAAAGCTAATGTTTCACCAGGCACGCAGGCAATAACATCAGGTCTTGGTTCACTTTCTGTCGTAGCCAAAGCTAATGTTTCACCAAGCACGCAAGTCACGACTTCGGCCATCGGTTCTGTTATCGTCCATGAAAACGAAGTCATCAATCTGCCAAGTTTCAGTCTGACCAGTGGTTTAGGCACAGCAACGACCACAGCTGATGCTAATGTAACGCCTGAGTCTGTTTCTGTTTCCGCTAGTTTGGGTAACTTATTGGTGTTTGGTGAAGTTGATACCAGTCAGACACCTAGCTTTTCAAACATTGCAACAAGTCAAAGTCCAAATTATACTTCTATAGAGGCGGGTCGAGATGTCGCCTAAAAATGAAAAGGACTAAATTATGTCAAGTGCTTATACAAACGATTTAAGATTAGAAGAAATAGCCACAGGTGAACAATCGGGCACATGGGGCAACACTACTAATACAAACTTAGAACTCATAGCTGAGGCTTTTAGTTTCGGGACTGAGGCCATCACAACCAACGCCAATACTCACACCTCTACAATAGCTGACGGAGGTACAGACGAGGCAAGGTCTATCTACCTAAAATACACAGGTGCTTTAGATTCTGACTGTACTATCACG